GATCCTAATAAATGAAGATCATCCTGATTTATTTTGCAATGTATTTTAACTTCGTGATTAATGTATTGCCTTGTACCTCCAAATAATTCTTTTGATACTGGATTACCCTCATAATCAAAATCAGGTATCGTTATATTTACGTTTCCTGTTTTTGCTGTTGAATTAGCAAGATTAATTGACTCCCTAATTGATGGTTTATTTAAAATAACACCCTTATAATACAAAGTATTATTAATGACATCAGAAAAGGCCATTGGGAAAAAATTATTCCAATATATTTGAGCATCTAATGAATGAGTTGCTTTTGTAGTTCCTAACTGTGCACGAGTCACAGCTAAAGTATCAGAATCTGTAATGGCAGTCACTTTTAATATTTCGCTATCAATCTTTATAAAATCACCAACAACGAAAACTGTAGCATCATCCACATCAATGGATGTTGCGTTAGCATTAGTTATAGCAACCTTAACTTGATTAGCAGAGCCATCTGCTTGCGTTACAGCACTAAAACCACCATCGCCATTACCTTGTGCATCTCCATTATAAAAACCAAATTCAAAAAGCCAGTTTTCTGTTATGTTTCCAAGGCCTATGCTGTCGCCGTATGCCATTAGGCTAAGTTCATCCTGTTTGCTTTTTCAAGGGCTGGGATAATTGCATCTACAACTGTTTCATCTACCAATGGAGCTGATATATTTAAAGTTACACCTCTACCCTGCGGCCCATTTATATTAGGATCGCCTCCTAATGGCGTTATTTCGACAAGTTCTCGCCCAGATGGGTTATCACCTACCTTAATCATTTCAGGGCCGTTTGTGACAAACTGGCCACCTGTAGCAAACTCCTGTGCTTGTATTGTTGCAACTTCTACAGCACCAGCCGCCGCAATCAATGCACCTGAAATAATACCCAGCACGCCTTCTTGACCTAACGCCTTTGTAACACCCAGAGCAGTGTTAGCTATAGCCTGTGCGATCATTGGGGCTTTTTGTTTTTTCTGTAAATCTCTTTCTTGCTTTGCGTATTTTTCTTTAATATTTTCTGAAATTACTTTTAAATAATCAAAAACATTATCTTCACCACCGTTTCTTATAATATCTTTACTATCATCAGT